AAAATCTTTTATTGCTTTGCCCTTCGCTTTTAAACCACATATAACATTTTTAGGGTCTTTAAATCGTAAATCTGAATTATCAGCGTTTACAACTTTAAACCCTCTAAAATTATTAGGAATATATTTACGAAATACAGCCGAAATATTACCCCCTAATTTTAAAATGTTAAATGCTTGTTTTTTGTTATCCTCATTTAAACTATATGTTAAATGATAATTATTAGGTAATTGACCCTTGATATATTTAACGGCTCTTTTATAAATTTTTGTATAATCATAAAATTGCACGTTAGGAAAATCACTTAATAAAGTTGTATTTTCCCATGAAATATCACTAGTCCCATTCAACCTAATACAAGGCGTTAATTCTTTACGCTTTGCCAATTTAATGAATTGAATAATTTCTTTTTTCAATTGCATTAAAAAAGTTTTACGTTCCTGAATATACCACCTTGTTTTATTTATACGCCCTAACAGCACATTTTTAAACGCGCCATGACCACTTGAAACTAGACAAGCTTTTTTACAGCCTAGACTAGATTGAGGGCATATATTAAAACCACTTAAATTTGATGACGCTAAATATAAAATTGCTGTTAAGTATCCGTATTTCTGACCCTTAACAGTTTTTGCATTTTTATCAATATTTAGTAGTTTTTTGCTTTTTGTAAATGGTAGATAATTGTTTAACATAATTAACCTCATTTATAGTTTATTAAATGAAAGTGTCTACATAGTAGAAATTATTTAAGGGCTTAAAAAGACAGTCTAAATATTTTATTTTACTATTATAAAATAACTAATTATACAACCTAAAATTATAATTTTTAGGTCGCCTGGAATTGATGTAAAAAGTTCAATCATTATTATTCAACTTTTTTAATTAAATCATTTTCCATAGTTATTGTCGTAAAAAATTCACGTGCTTTTAATATACCCCTATTAATTAAAACTGTATTTATAGAAGGTCTATTGCAAGCCGTAAATTTTCCGTTGCTTTTATATTCACTACCAAAGAGACTAGTTTCCGTATATTCTAACGGCTTACCAATATTTTCAGTAAGTTCTTTTTTACTTTTATAATTAACTATCATCATAATTAATTACCTCTTACTATACTATCATCTATAAAATAATATTTAGTTTCTAATTTAACTAAATCATTTATAAACATAGTTTTAAATTTTTGCCAATTTTCAACCTTGACCTCAAAAACTGACAATACTTGCTTAAATGTTTTATTGCTATTTTTAAAACCATCAATTAATTTAAAAAGTCTAACTTTATAACCTTGAAAATAATTGTTAGTTTCATTGCTTGTTTTATAATCAGTCCTCATAAATTCTATTTTTTGAGTTCTAGAATTATTAAACAAGGTTTCATTATTTGATTTATTCATAATTAACCTCTTTTAGTTAAATATAAAGACTGTCTATTTAAGCCCTTAAATTTTTAAGCATATTGAAAATTAAAAATTAAAATTACTGATTAAACATAATAAGCGTTTAAATTTCATTTAAGCCATTATTTAATTTATTGCTTTTGAGGTTTTACAATTATGCTTTTAACATAAAAAACGTTTTTTCACGTTGTCTCAAGTCCTTAAACCACTATATACTTTTTAATCTTTTTATAAGTATTCGTAAAGGCACATTATTAATATAGTTATTTATTCAAGTTTATCAAGTTTTATTATTAGTCAAAAAACGGCTTAATTCCTGGGCTTTTTTAGGTCAACATTATTGACCTATTCCAGGTGAAGCTCATTTTTAACTTAAAAAACAGATTAAAAACATAAAAAATATAAGTTTAAAAAAACTGTCTTTAAATTAGATTTATTTAAAAAATAGTATTTTAGATGTTTTTAGTTCTAAATAAACGTCCATAGAAGGACGTAGAGCGTCATTTAAAGTTTATTTGATACCACCCTACACCCTAAAAAATTAAAAATATTAGATAATTAAAGAATAAACAAAAAGAATAATTAAAAGAATAAACAAAAAGAATAAACAAAAAGAATAAAGCAAAAATAAAACCTAAAGTAACCAATTGAAACTTAAAGCAATCAGTTTTTGCATTTAATGAAATCTTAAAGGGGTCAAAAAGTCAGTTCAAAAAAGAACAAAGGGGGAACAACCGGTTTTTTAATAAGATGACACCCTTTCACATTTTTTTATCAAAATCTTCACAAGCTTTTTAATTCCTCTATATACCATTAGAGGGACGACACCCAATAAGAGTATTTCTGGTAATGTTATCATAAGTTTTTAACTACTTTCTTTAATATGGTTGTGTATTGTGGGTTCTCTGAGTACGCTGTGAGACTGTTAATCAACACATACAGATTAAACCCTTCATCTCTTAACTTTCGGAACTCCGAATAGTTATAATTGTTCTCAACAATACGTATGAAGTCTTTCACACTATCACATTTATTGTCGTACACCTTCACACCGAAATCAGCCTTAGAGTTATCTGAAGGTTGCATATTGGGTTTCTTTAAGTCGAAGGTTCTTATGCCGAAAAGGTTATTACCTTCTTTAGTAAATCTAGAAGTCCCCCAACCACTCTCTAGAGCTGCAATACCTATTATTAGTTTACTAGGTATATGTACAGGGTGGTCAATTCCTTCAATACACCCTTCTACCATACTTATAAACTCTTTCTTCTTATCATTAGCGTAACTTGTAGTTCCGAATAGGAATACAAATAGTATTACTAATAGTAATCTCATAGTTCTCCTTTATATATACGTATAGGGACTTTAACCCCTCTGGTTCTAATAAGGGTACTAATTAATCCACCTCGGTTTACCTGGTTTTTTACCAGTAGCCGATTCCATGAACTTATCCAAATCAGTCCACAATAAGTCATCTTTGTGTTGTTTGTAAGACATAACCTGGTCTCTATCCATTCGCTCTATCCAATAAGCTACTCCAATAGATAAAGCGTCTAAAGCGTCATCATGTTTCAAAGCACCCCTGTCCCTAGTTATTCTAGTCATTTGCTTAAATAACTGATGGTCTATAGGTAACTGAAAATCATTCTTTATTAACTCTTGCGATACTACAAGCCTATGCTGATTCATAACAGGTTCAAGAGTATCTATAATTCGTAATTCCTTTTGCTTAGAGTGTCTTACCTCTTCAATAGAACAATTGTGAATTTTAGACATAACTGGTTTAAGTAAAGCTGTAGCCATACCGTCACCAAAGTTACTCTCTATGATTACCTGGTTGACATCTTGCTGCTTTGCTATGGTTGCTAACCTTTCAAGCGTAATGTCGCTGTAACCCCCCTCTAAAGCCCCACAATCAGTCAAATAAAGCACTCCGTGCAACATTTTGACTACTGCATAGCCTGTACGGTCAGCACCACGTCCTGAAGGGTCTATGCTCATCACAGAGCCTTCAAACTTAGTGTATTCAGGGCTAGTGTACATTGGGGCTACCCAATAGTCTCCTTTAAGCCCTACGTTAGGTAATTCGCTATCTATAGCTTTAATTTGGTCTGTTCCTGAAGCCCATTGTATTTTAGCTGGTGCTTCTTTCCAAGATTCTACTCCTGAAAGAACTATGCAATCGTTAAGCTTTAACGGATAGCGTTCTAAGTCAGATAATGTCGTATCTAACATGAACTGTAATTGAAAACCACTACGACCATAAGACGCTTCTCGTTCCATTAAATCTGTTTCATCAAATCGTCCTGGGTCTGTAGGTTTACCTTTAAGCTTAGGGTTTTGTTTAAGTTTGTCTCTAATAATAGGGGCAAGTTTACTTCCTAAGTTAATTGTCTGTATTTCTGTAGGATATAAAGCTGTCCATATCTTAGTTTTAAACCCTCTTTCCTCTAAGTCATTATATAAACTCATTTCAGTTTGAGGTGTACCTAAGAATATAATACGACCAACATCAGGTTTAATAATTGCGTCAAACTCTTTGACAGTTTCGCTAAGTCTATCTCTCATTAATTGTGTTTGGGAATTGTTAGCTGACTCCACGTCATCTGCGATTATTAAATCTGCACGTGAACCTGTAAGCTGCGAAGTGACACCTAAAGATTTAACTGAAGGTGCGTGTGAAGCTCGTGCTGGTGCGACATCAAAACTAATTTTAGAATGTCTTTGGTCATCTCTTGGAATCAAATGCTTTAAGATAGGCATTTCTGAGATTAACCTTTGTGTAAACGTACTAAAATCGTCTGCTCTGTTTTTACTAGCTGAAACCACTAGAATATTTCTTTGTGGGTTCATAAGTAACTGGTGACATACATAAGCACTCGTAATCCAACTTTTCCCTACTCCTCTAAATGCTTCTATAACTAATCTTCTATTGTCTGTCTGTAAAAAATCAGCTATATCATATTGTATAGGTGTAGGTTGAGGTAGAGTTAAATGTTGCCATGCCAAATATAAAAAGTTTTTAAAATTCTTTACACCTGGCTCTATTTCTTTTTGTATTCTTTTTCTAACCATAATTAAACCAATTGTAAGCTGCGTATAGAGATAATGTTAAATACATTATTTCCATACATTTTCGTGGTAGGTCTTTATCTTGATGTGAGGCGTATATCCAAATAAGAGTCCCTATACTTGCAAGACTCCAACCAATCCATTGTAAATTAACATTTGTACTTGATAATATCAATATCGAAACAAATGCTAAAATAAATCCTAACCATCTAAAGTTACTTCTCATCAAACGGTAAGTCGTCTGTAATGGTCTGCTTAGGTTCTTCATCTATTTCTACTCCGTATGTTTTACAGGCATCTAAACAAACTTTCAGTTCACTAGCCGTCAGCTTTTCTCCACTAGTAAGCATTTCGTAAGCTTTATCAACTAAAAGTTTTGGTAAACTCTTGATTTTTGCTTCGTAAGAATTAACTTTGTGAGTCATTGTTATATCGCTATTAATATAATTGAATATATTAAGAATAATATAAACTTAGTCTTTGTACTTCTCCTATTCCAAAAATTCAAGACTTTATCTCTCATATCAGGAATTGTGTAGCTAAATACCATAATTATTTCTCCTTTGTGTTAATTTAGTCGTCATCATCTTCTTTAGGTCTTACTTTACTAAAGATAATTTTATAATTTACTTTAGTTTTTTCTTCCATCTTTGTACTAACCTGTTAATAAAAGAAAGCCAAAAATACAAATTATAAGTATGACTGTACTTAAATAAATATTCCAAGAGTTCATTTACTTATCTTTTTTCTTTGCTTTGTAGGAATAGATATTTGTTTTATTTATCTTTGCCTCTAACCACTTATCATATTCTAAACCATGTTTAATTTTATCTTCTGGTGAAATAGCCATTTCAGCAGGTTCAGTGTTAATGACTTTCATTTTAGTTACAGTTGTTCTTATCTAGGTCAATTGGTTTATCTTTATAAAACCAAAACCAAC